CCGCACCGGAAGCGCATATCTGGCTCTTGATCTGTCCGGTTTAACGGTAAACATAAAATCTAGCGGTAGCACGGTTGGCGCATTCTCCTCCACCGGACTCGCAGTAACAGGGACGCTGAGTGCGACGGGGGATGTCACTCTTGGTGATGCAAGTACCGATACCGTAAGGGTTAACGGGTATATAAGCGTGGGCGGTGCCGGGAATGCGTCCATTGGGTTGTTTGTGCAGAATGCTGCGTTGACAGGGACAGCCCAGTACGGCGTGGTTGGGCAACCTACAGGAAGCAGTGCGGCAACAACTCAAATAAATGGGGTATTTGCGGGGATTAAGACAGCAGCCGCATCGTTTACCGTGACTAATGCCGCAGGATTCCGCACTGAGGATGCAGTCAAAGGCGCAGGCAGCACCATCACCAGCCTACATGGACTCTACATCGCAGACCAAGTCCAAGGCACCAACAACTACGGCATCACCAGCTTAGTCTCCAGCGGCACAAATAAGTACAACCTGTATATATCGGGGACTGCGGATAACTACTTTGCTGGCAACCTTGGGATTGGGACGAGTTCGCCTGCTGTAAAGTTGGATGTTAGCGGAACGGCGCGAGTAATTTCTTATGGTTCGCCAGCAACGGGTTCAGGTGTAGAAATTGACTATGGTGCGGCAGGCACAGGAATTGGTCGTATTCTTGCTTATGACAGAGGCGGTGCAACTTCTAAAGATATGAGATATGACGCTTTAAGTCATACATTCAAAGTAGGCGCTTCTATTGGAACGACTGCCGTCACAATAGACTCCAGCGGCAATCTTGGGATTGGCACTACAAGTCCTGCTCAAAAATTGGATGTAGTTGGAAACGCAAGGTTTACGCTTCCTTCTGCTGTTGGCTCAGTCGTCATCCGCAATAGCAGCACCGTAGCAACGGAGATGCATGTTCGCCCAGAAGCGGGAAAAGCTGGGTGGATTACTTTTACTGAAGATGCTGTTGCTGATCGTTGGGCTTTTGGTATTGCTGCGGGAGAGGGGTCGCTTCGTTTTATTTCAGGCGGGATAAGCGGAACAGAACGGATGCGCCTCGACGCCAGCGGTAACTTGCTGGTGGGGACTACGACTAACCCCGCAGGCACCCGTTCGCTGGGTTTTTCGGCTAATGCCGGTGGTAATGGCATTGACATCTATCAGGTTTCAAATCAGTCTGATTGGGCAATCAATAGTTCTTCCGGAACCATCGTAAATTTTTATTCCGACAATGGAACAGCACTTGTAATCGCAGGAAGCATAACTGTTAATGCCGGTGCTACTCTTTACAACGTAACATCCGACTACCGGCTGAAAGACAACATCCAAGACGCCGCGCCAGCATCCAGCCTAATCGACGCCATCCAAGTGCGCCAGTTCAATTGGAAGGCTGGCGGTTCGCACCAGCGTTACGGCTTTATCGCTCAAGAACTTGTGACTGTTGCTCCAGAAGCTGTATACACCCCCACTGACCCCGACGAAATGATGGCAGTGGACTACTCCAAACTTGTCCCCATGCTGGTCAAGGAACTCCAATCCCTTCGCGCCCGTGTAACCCAACTTGAAAGCAACCCATGAACACAACTTGGACAATCACCCAATGCGAACACCTCACCTCCGATGGGTTCATCACCACAGCCCACTGGACGGCAACCGCAGTTGATGGCAACTACGCCGCTGGCTCCTACGGCAGTTGCAGCTTTGCCGCTGCGACCCCTGCCATCCCCTACGCCAGCGTGACCGAGCAAGAAGTGCTGGATTGGTGCTGGGCGAACGGAGTGGACAAAGACGCAACTGAAGCCAGCCTCGCAGCAAGCATCGAACTGCAACGTAACCCCGTGGTCGCCTCTGGTGTGCCGTGGTCAACGACCAATGCCCTGTAGCCAAGTCTGCAATCAAGGCCGCACCTGTACCTGCCAAGACCCCATGAAGCCCGCTCCCTTCCTTGTTTTGTGGTTCCTGAAGCTCGCTGGTGCCTTGGCGGTGACGATGCCGTGGAAGACGGTGTACTGCCGCCCCGGACAGGAGAATAACCACCCCCTTGCTGCGCATGAGGCGGTGCATGTGTCCCAGATCAAGCAGGACGGCGCGTTTAAGTGGACGGTGAAGGTCTTCTACTACCTGCTGCGGTATGGTTACCTCAACAGCCCCTACGAGGTAGAAGCCCGAGCCAAGTCCGGGTATTGAATACAGCATAATTGATGAGGGCAAACCGCTGGCCCTAACAGCGGCAATTACACGGAGAGATTTATGGAAAAAATTGCACTTTCAACCGAACTGGTCAACGCAATCCTGCAATATTTGGGCAATCAACCTTTTGTTCAGGTGACGCAACTGATCAATGGCATTCAGCAACAAGCCCAAGCCCAAGTTGCTCCCTCTGTTCCTCCCGACCTTACAGTCGTAGAGTAAAAAGAAAATTGCTTTATGGAAAAAATTCAAGAACTTGCCAATGACACTGACAAGCGTTTGAGTGTCCACGAAGCAATTTGCGCTCAACGGTACGAAGGCATCCAAAATTGTTTTTACGATGGCTCCAAGCGCATGACCAAGATTGAGTATTTGCTTTATGCACTCATCGCGGCTGTGTTGCTTGGCCCCGGCGTAGCTGCTGAATTTATCAAAAAGTTATTTGGACTTTGACATGATCCCAATAGTTGCCTCTCTGCTTGCAACCCTTGCCTCTAACGGCTTGGGTCTGCTGTCTTCTGCAATTCAAGCAAAGGGCAAACAAGTGGTCGAGAAAACGTTGGGCGTCAGCATCCCTGATGATCCAACGCCAGAAGATGTTGCCAAGTTGCGTCAGCTTCAGTATGACCATGAGGAACGCTTGTTGGAGTTGGGAATTCAAAAAGCTCGTATTGAGCAAGAAGAACTCCAAGCCCTGTTTGCTTCCCAAGCCAACCAAGAAAACAACATCTCGGATCGTTGGAAGGCAGATATGTCCTCCGACTCATGGCTGTCCAAGAATGTGCGCCCCGGAACTCTTGTGTACCTTCTGACCGCTTACGTTGTATTCGCCCTGCTTGACGGTGCCGGGTACAAGATCAGCGAGTCCTACGTCAACTTGTTGGGCCAGTGGGGTATGCTGGTGATGACTGCGTATTTTGGAGGTCGTACCGTTGAGAAGGTAATGGAAATGAGGGGGAAAAAATGAAAGCCAAACTTACATTTTGTGTAACCCTGATGGTCAGTTTTACCCTTTGCATTGTTGTCATTGGTATGGTCGGCGTACTTATGGGGGGCTTGTTTGACCCCCTTGTAGATAACGCTGAAATTTTCAAGCTGATTAGCCCCGCATTTCAAACCATTGTTGGCGGTTTCATTGGCCTGCTGGCTGGCGTAAAGCTGTCTCATGACGAAACGGAGAAAGCATGAGCCTAAGCGATGAACAAGCCGCCTTCCTGCTGGATGTCTGCAAGCTGATCCAGCACGCCACAGGGGTCGGTTTTAAGGTCACTGGTGGCGAATTGGCACGCACCCCGGAGCAACAGGCCATCTACGTTGAGACGGGCCGTTCCAAGACGTTTAACTCGTTGCACCTCAAACGTTGCGCAATCGACTTAAATTTCTTCAAGGACGGTAAAATCATTTGGAACAGAGAAATACTAGCCCCACTAGGTGCCTATTGGGAAACCTTGAACCCCAAGAATCGTTGGGGAGGCAATTTTCGGTCATTGGTTGACTGCCCTCATTTTGAGCGCAACGTTGGGTAACGGAGAACAAAATGACAGTCGCTGCCGTAATGACGTACAACAGTTTGGTCAATGACATCCAGACCTATCTGGAGCGCACTGATGACCAGACGTTAGAGAAGATCCCGCAGTTCATCATGCTTGCGGAACAGATTATTGCGTCTGAAATTAAGTTTCTTGGCAATTTGACGGTGGTCACCAGCACTATGGTGGCGTCAGAGAATGTGATTCCAAAGCCTTCCAGATGGCGCAAGACGGTTTCTATGAACGTCACCGTTGCCGGGAAGCGCCAGCCTGTGCTGTTGCGCACTTACGAGTACATCCGCGAGTATTGGCCAAGCCCAACCTCAACGAGTGAGCCGCTGTATTTTTGCGACTACGACTACCAGCACTGGCTGGTTGGTCCGACCCCCGCATTGGGGTATGCCTATGAGGTGCTGTACTACGAGCGTTTGCAACCTTTGGACTCTTCAAACCAGTCAAGCTGGTTTACACAGTATGCTCCGCAAGCCATGCTTTACGGAACCCTTTTGCAAGCCATGCCGTTCCTTAAAAACGACGAACGGATGCCTATGTGGCAGGCTAATTACGACAGAATTATTGAAGTCCTGAAGACGGAAAACGTGACCCGTGTTGCTGATCGTCAGGCAATTGTGAGGGATTCATAATGAGTTTTACTTCGCCCTTCACGGGACAGGTCATACAGCCAACGGACGTTTCATATCGCGATATAACGCTTTCAGCCGACACAGCCTTGTCGTGGCCAATCAATGGCAGTGCCACTGATAATGCCGCAGCAAGAATCATGGACGTCACATCGCTGTCAAGCGGGTTGGTTCTGGCTGGCGTCCTTGTTACAGGCACAGGCGGTCAGTGTTCTTGCACGACAACCCCAAGTCTTTTTGTTGGCCAAGCCGTTGTTGTTACCGGAGTTTTGGCTGGCACGGCAGCGGGTATTGTTACCGGCAACACTTACTTCATTATCCTCACCAACGGCACGACCACATTCACGCTGTCGGCTACTTCAGGCGGCACGGCAATAGCCACCACGGCTGGCACGACCACTGGCCTGACGTTCACGTTGGACTCGTTCACGCTGGACATGCCGCCTGCCAATCAGGCGTCTGTCGGTATCGACGCTTTGTTTCGCAACGTTGGGTCCTACTCTTTTGCGGTTAGGGACTATGTTGGCAATCCGATTGTTACGATTGCTGCGGGTGAGGCAAAGTACATTTACGTTACAACCAACGCCACCACGGCGGGCACATGGGGCCTCATAGCCTTTGGCGTGGGTACATCCAACGTCGATGCCGCCACCCTTGCCGGGTATGGCCTCAAGGCCATCTCCAGCACCCTGAACGCCGCAAACGAGGTAAACACGTTTGGATCAAACTACACCGCGCTTGATACCGACCGCGCCTCGACATACGTCTGGACCGGCGGCTCCGGCACCCTAGCGCTGACGGCAGTCGGCACACTGGGCACCGACTGGTACATGATGGTCCGCACCGGCGGCACGGGG